CTGTTTCAAAATTACCTCTAAACTCTACCTCTTTATCTCCTGTAAATGGAGGTATACCTTCATCCATTAAATCAGCAGAACTTCTAAATGGTATTCTTTCTAAATTGTTTAAATCTGGTCCAACTTCCACACCTATAGTTTCAAACATTCTAACTGTAATATCATATATTCTTTTTGTTTTACCTTGTGATGTACCATTCTGTGATCCAGCATTTAATCTCATAGTTTGTAATAAAGATGTGTAAGCTAAACCAACTTTAACATCAGTTGAAGAACGATCTAAAGTAATACTTCCAGAGCTTACAGTTTTGTCTGGGTGTGATGCACCATTAGCTAATATAGAAACTGTTTGTCCTTCAAGATGGTCTAGTCCAGATATTGTTGTAACAGCACTACCGCTATAACTTAATGCACTATCTAAAAAATTAAATGATGTATTATCTGTTTGATCAAAATCAAATACATTTAATATTTCTACAAATCTTCTAGTAGCACCATTGATTGTTCTTTTAACAATTACATAGACTTGATATTCTGTATCATCTGTTGGAATAACTGCTGCACTTTCACATACAGCTTTACCTTCATCAGTTTTTGTTAATCTAATAGAATCATCTAAAGATGTAACAGTTAAAAATCCTGTAGACAATGGTGATGTTTCTGTAATTGTAACTACATTACTACTAACTGTTGCTGTAAAATCTGAATCAGCATCTATTAATGTTTTTAAATTTGTTGCTGTTTGGTTATTACTTGCTGTTGTATGAAATTTACCAGACGTAGCAGATGTAGCGGATGTAAATGTTGTAGTCGTACCATTTGCTTTTGTTAAAATTATTCTTGTACCATTTGCTATATTTGCATAGTCAGTAACTGTAATTGTTGCATTACCAAATCTACCACCAAAAATATGTCTATGCCAAGCAGTTACTTGTTGTTCTCTTTGATAAGTCAATCCTACTAATTCACCATCACCTCTAACTCCATAAACAATTTGATTAGGTTCTTGTTGATATGCAATTTGTGTTAGACCTCCTTCAGTAATATGTTCGGCAAGAATAGTCATGTCAGGTGCAATATAACCATCTACATCAAAGTTATAAGCTAGTTCTCTAATTTTTCTTTTAGCTCTTTGTAAAAAGAGTGTAGCATTACCTACAGCTATAGCATCTACATTAGCTGCACCATGATTAGATTGTTTTTTAATTAATATGTTTGTAGGTGTAATTGCAGTATCAACTGATCCACCCGATACTGTAAACTCTCCTCCTGCTGTACCAATGATTAAAGTTCTTGTTGCTGTCATAAATCTGATAGCATTAACTTGGTTAGATGCGATTGTATAAATGATTGCATCATCATCAGCTATTGTGCCACCAATGTTTGCATCCATGTTTTCATAATCACCAGACTTTGAAAAAAATATTGTTTGTGGTTGAGATGTTGTTCCTGCAAATACTAATCGTTGTTCAAAAAAGGTTACGCAAGAAGGATGACCTGTAGTGTCAGAGAAAGAACCCAAAGACCAATCTTCTGATGCAGTAGCTGATCCTAAATCTTTTATAATCTCTACTGTAATATTTGTTGTATCTGCTCTTGCAGTAACTTTCATATAACCATCTCTAAAATTAATTAATCTTCCAATGTCAGTTGCTAAAAATCCACTACCACCATTTATTCCTGTAACTGCACTAGCAACTACAGCAACTCCTGTACCTACTGTATGTGATGCTGGATTTAAAGTTGTTGTAGTAATGTTAGCATCCATAAATGGACCATTCGTAAAATCTACATCTGTTAATGTCCAAGCAGTATGACCAGTACGAGATAGTTTTTCTACCTCATGTTCTGGATGCGTTATGTACATGACATCTGCCGATTGTGCGAACTTAATATCAAATAGTTGTGCAGTAGTATAAGGTGTTGTTAGTTCAAAAACTTTGTTAGCTACACCACCAGAACTATAAGCAGTAAATGCTGTGCTGTTTATATCTACTCCATCTTTGTCTTGTAGTTCAAATGTATTGGTTGTTTTATTTGAAACTAAAAATCTTTTACTATTAACTTCTGTCATACCTACAACACCAGTAATTAATACTTCGTCTCCATTTTCATAACCATGTGATGTAGCAGTTACTACTGCAGGATTGGCTTGTGTAATTCCAGTTATAGTTTTATCTCCTTCTAATACAGCACCACTATCTTTGTACACTCTCATTTTTAAATTAGAGAACTCAAGCATATAAGTTTGTGTTGTTGAAAATTCAAAAGGTATCAATCTTGTTTTGTTATCGCTATCAGCTACTTCTGCTACAAATGTAGAGCCGGGTCTACGAGCTGCTGAACCATGTGGGTATACTACTAAATTTTCTAATGTTGCACAGCCAGATGTATATTTAGTTAAGTCAGTTCTACCATCTAATCTTGGCGATAGCTCACCACCTGTAAAATTTGTAAGTTCAACAGCAACCCTAGCCATTTATTAAAACCTTGAGTTTATAAATGTACTTGCATCTATTTGATCTGCCATGCCTAAATCTTGATCAACATTTTGACCTTCAGTTGAATCTACAAATCTAGCATCTTTTAATTTATCTTGAAACAAATTATACATATTTGTTGCTGTAGTATTATTAGAAGTAACTGCAAAAGCAATATCAGCAGCTAAAGAAGCAGATAAAGTTTCTCTTAACAATTCATCATATTCATTAGGATCTGTAATTCTACCAATGTATAATATTTTCATACTAGATGTATTGCTTAATATCTTTCTACCTTCTACTTTGTAGTTTGAATCATAATCTAATATTTTAAGTAATCTTAAACAATCTGCTGGTAAAGTATAAGCATAACTAAAACCCCATGCAGGAGCATCTGTGTCTGCTGCTAGTTCAACTCTTTTCTGTAAGCAGTTCCAAGGATGTGTTCTAAATAAACCATCTCTTACTTGGGTATATCTTGAGTTGCAAAGTCTTGCGTTTTTTGAATCTTCTGTAAGTGAAAGAATAGTTGTTGCACCTAACTGATTTAATGCTCCATTACAAATGTCTACTGTTGATGCCATATCACTTCCTTATAATATACTTGCGTCTTATTTGTCTATCTTTTTCTAACGCAAATATTTCTTCTTCTGTTCGTTCTTCTTTAGTATCAAAGCCATAATGATATTTAGTATCATGCTTAAACCTATCTACTAACACATACCTATATACATAATTATCTTTTTTAAAATGTAATACAGGTTTTAAATCTTGTATTTTTTTCATGCACTCTAGGCGGCTTCCACTCTCGCTTTCACCGCCTAAAATTTTATTTATTAGTCAATTACATATAACATTTGCAACTGAATAGTACCAGTACCATTAGCACCTGCTAATGTAACTGTAACTGGAACACCATCTTCGTTAGCATCTGTTACTGAATTTTTACCTAAAGCTATAGTGTCAAGAGCTGCAACACTTTCAGCAGATGTTGACGCAGCCGCAGCTTTGTATTCATCCACATCAAGAGCTTGTGCAGTTCCATCTGCTTTTGTATGAGCAGCATAACCTACAGAAATAGTTGTACTAGATCCTAAAGCATCATAACTAACAGCACCAGATAATAATCTAGCACCATTAGGAATAACAAACATAGTAATAGTAGATTGTTCAGCACTTGCTTCGTATTCAGCAAATGCAACTCTTACTCTACCAGAAAGTTCGTTAGTATTTACTTTAACAGAAGGTGTACTAGCAATTTTTGCGTATTGTATTGAATTAGCCATATATCTATCCTCCTATTATGATTCTGTACATTGTACTTCAACAACTTTAGCTTCTTCCATTCTAGTAGCACCAATGCTCATGCAGTAGTACACTTGAGTAGCATAAGACTTGTCGCTTCTTTCGTCTATTCTAGCATTGACATCTTTGCCAATACCTAAAGCGATTCCATCTTGTGCAAAAGCTATACATGATCTAGTTGTGCTAGATAATGCTAGTCTGTTTGATACAATAAAGTTAAAACCAAGGAACGAGTTTACTTCACCATTTGCCAATGCTTTGACAGTGTTGAAGTCAGAACTTGTTACTTCAGTTGTTCCTAAAAGATCAGTGATCTGCTTCGGAGACACGATAATGTGTCTAGGAATTGAAGGATCTACATCACCTAAATCAAGTGTCTGTTTTGCAGTTCTTAATTTAGCGATAGTTAAACCAGTTGAACCATGTACGATTTGATTCGCATTTGATGTACTAGTTGATCCTGTTTCACCAGTGAACGCAGTTCCTAGTGCAGCAGAAATGATCACATCATCCATAGCTCTACCCATTGCCATAGCAGCAGCTTGAGCATAAGATGAAGTTGGATCTATTAAAAGTCTAACTTTGTCCTGTTGATCTATTAAATCAGCAAATTCATAATCCGCAAGAGATACTCTTCTTCTCGCATGAGGAGTATCTATTTGTGGAGTGTCTGAATGTCTGCTAGTTTTTTCAATAGCAGTTACTGAACCAACTTGATCGAAAAAAGCATTTTTTCCAACCACAGATTCAACACGAACTTTGTCTCTTAATAACGATCCCATTTGTTGAGAAAGCATTTGTACGTTTGCAGAATACTGCTGTACAAAAGCTGTAGTTATATTTGATGACATAATTGTCTCTCCATATTATTGTTAAGTTAAAATAATCAGAAAGGTTCTCCACTAAATAATAGTAGGCATCTCTTGGATTTTAAGTCTTTTAGACTAGAAGTCTATTCCTTCTTGTCAGTAAGGTTCTTGCGAATTTTCTTACCTACTATCCAATTATAATATTTTTCAGCGATTGGCAAGGGATCATTTTTCTGAAGTTCAGATCCTGTCTCCTTAACCAACCGCAATACTTCTAATCGAATTTCTTTATCATTAAGATTATTTATCTGCATTTAACATTTCTCTTAATGTGTAAACTTGTTGTACCATTTTATCATGATCTGGATGTTGCTTATTCCAATAAGGTCCATTAGTATCATTAGTAATAGCCGATATTTCAGATTCAATATCTGCAATCGTATTTACATTTTCGCTTTCAGTTGCAACAATTTTATCTTCTGACATCATTCCTGCTATTTTTGCAAAGCCTTTAATTATTTCTGGATGGTCTCCAAGTCTTATACCATTTGATAAAGTCATATCTAAAATTTCTGGATTAATATTAGCTTTTGCTAATGCACCAGCTTGTTTAACTTTACCTTCAAAGTCTCTACCCCATTCTTGTCTTAACTCTTGTTCAGCTTGAGATTGAGCAGTTTCAGTATCTATCTTTGCTTGTTGTGCAGAGCCTTCCATATTATTTTTATAAAACTCTAATATACCTTGAGCTTGTTTATTATTTAAACCCAACTTATGTGATTGTTCGGCAAAAGATTTAATTGCAGTTTCATCAAAAGGAACAACATCTGATTTTGCATCTAAAGCATATTTGTCTGGAGATTCTGGTCTACCTAATTTTGCGTAGGCTTCATCCCATGCTTCTTGAGTTGAGTTATTTGTTGGTATTGCTATTTTATCTTGACCAATCATTTTAACTGCATTGATATAAGATTTAGCTAAAGCATCTGCTTCAGTAAATTTTTCAATGTTAGGATCATTTCTATAAACTTCACTAATAGAATCTTTCCAAGATGATGTTTGTGGTGCAGGAGTATCTGCTGCTTTTACTGCAACTTGTGTGGCAGTTGGTTGTACTGTTTCTGTAGTCGCTTGTTCTACAGGCACAGTTTCCTGTGTTATCTGTTCATTTGACATTTTTATTTTTCCTTATCTTTTCGTAGCATTGATTTAATAAATAGAATGACACTACGTTGTCCTTCCATGTATGCACTTTCATGGCTATCACCTTTTACATTAGTGGTAGAATGATAATGACATCTTTTTTCAAGGTCAGACAAAACCTCTTTGCCTTCGTCTGTATTGAATATGTATTGATAATTTTTTTTTAGTCCTGCTATAAATTTCTCTAGTTGTTTATCTTGTTTCATATTATTCCACTTCAGCATTTGCTAGAGCTTTTGCTTCTTCTGGCAATGCTTTCGCTAGTGGTGCTATATCTCCTCCGGCTTGTGCAACTTGTTGCATCTGTGCCATTTGTTGTTGTTCTGCAGCTTGTGCTGCGGCTTGTTCTCTTTCTGCGTTTACTTGGTTTTGTGATTTTAATAATTTTTGTGGCATACCAACAATGTCTGCTAGATGTTTAACAAGATTATCAAAATTAACATAATCAAATACTGGTGCAATATTTTGCATTGAGCCTAATATTTCTATAGCTCTCATAATAGATTGTAGCTCTGAAGATTTTTGTGCTTTAGCAAGTGGTGATACATATTCTATTTCTATATCTCTACCAGATAAAAACTCTGGAGCTGGTGGTAGCATATCATTACGAAGTAATATTGCAAACACTCTATCAATTAATGGTTTTAATAATTCTGATTGTAGTCTACCTAATACTGGACCAAGTAATCTCATCTTCTCTTCGTTACGTTGGATAACTTCTGTTGCTGTCATTTGTGGACCATCTTGCATCATAAGTTGATTAACATAGAACACAGCTCTAATACTGTCTCTTCTTTGCTCTTCCATATTTAAACCTAGTGGATTGTTTGCACCAATGTTTAATGGTTCTATTCTATCTCTTGTACCACTTCTGTAAAAATTTAGTCCACCCGGTACAGTTCTTACAGGAAGTAAGAAGCCATCATCCGGAACTAATAGTGGTGGGTCTACTTGTTTTTGTGCAGCTTTGATTGTAGTCTTTGACATTTCATTTAACATCTTAACATCTGGCAATGCTGTCATTGCTGGACTTCTTCCATAAATTTCATTTGATGCTTTTAAATATCTAGGTACTACAAAAGGGAACTCTCTAAATCCAGAAATAGATAATTCATTTGCATTTTTAAATTCTAAATAAACAGATTCAAATGGCATATTAGATTTATCTTTTTTCTTTGGATTAAAATCTGATCTTGGATAAACTGCGTGTAGTATTTCTACTTCTTGGTATGGATCTTTTTTAAATATACCTTTAATGTCTGTTGATGTTGCATCACCAAACTTTTGCATTGCAGCTCTAGCACTTATTTTAAATCTTCTAAATATTGTATCTATTCTGCCTTTATCATTCTCTGCAATAAAAACTTCATTAATATGTCTTGTTGAAAATTTTATAATATCATCATCATCTTCTTCAATAAACATTGCAGCAGTTCCAAATGTAATTAAGTCATGGTACAATTCAAATATTTCTTGTTGAAAGTTTGATCTGTTAAATGCTGTGTACATTGCATCTGTAGATGCTTCTAACCAAAGTTTTGCTTCATCTTCATTATCAATTTCTGTATCTTTAAATCTTAAAGTAAACCAAGGTGTAGATGGATTTGTTAGCATACCATGTAATGATGCTGCTAATAATTCTACTGCTTGTATTGGTGATGAATCAAAAACTTGTTCCATTCTTTTATCACCTCTAGCTCTTTGTTTGGTAACATCAGCTTTTCTTGGTTGCATATAATCTGCAACTTCTTGCCAATGTGTTTCCCAGTTTTGTCTTTGACCTTCTAGTCTTTCGTATCTGGATAATATTCCTTTTGATAAATCTGTTCTTGCCATTATTGTCCTAATAAACTTTTCTTGCCTAGTGTTAATGTTTCATCTTCTACACCTTTTGAACTTGTCATAATTGTAGATGATCTACCTTTGGCTTTTGTCTTTCTTACATCATAAGCATCTGCTGCTTGTGATTGTGAAACTTCTGCTACTGTTGGTGTAACTGGAGCAGGAGGTGGTGGTGTAGGTCTAATTACTTTTCTTACTGCTCCTCCCATATTATTCTCCAAATGTTAATGATGATTTTGTTTCTTTAGTTTCTTTTACTTTAGCTTTTACTTCTGGTTTTTTAACTTCGTTTTCAAAAGTAATATCATTACCATGATCTATGGCTTTCTCGTAAGTTCTTTTTTCTTTTTCTACTTTTGGTTTTTTTTTAAAAATCTTTTTAATCTTGTCAAACATTATGATCCTAATAAAGTTTTCTTTTCTGTTTCAGCTTCTTCCTCAACACCTAGTGGTCCAGTTAAAATTGTAGATTTACGACCTTTTCTTTTTCTTTCCATTGCTGCTTGTTCTGCTGCAATCGCATCTTTCTCTTCTTGCGAAACTCCCGGAGGGGGTGGTGCAGGTTGAACTGGCGGCAGCGGTGGCATTTTTGGTTTAAAAAGTGAACCCATAATTATATAATCCTGTAACTATTATCTGCTACACTTTGTGGAGCTGATTGTCTAGTATTAATTTCTTGTAGTCCAACTGCTAGATAACGCATTGCATCACAAGCATGAGAACTCCAATCGTGTACAGGTTTCGATCTGAACATTCTATTTTTATCAATGTACTTCCTGTGGTAATGTCTTAACGCATCTATTAACTTTTTGCAATGGTCAGTATCAATCCAACATCTAGGTAAGGTCATTGTAGTTGCGTGGATGCCATCCTCTAGTGGAATTTTTGGAACGACTTTAAATCTTATTCCTAATTGATAGGCGACCTCTCTTCGGGTCTTACCATTGCCGAACTCGGTAACTTCAATGTCGTGTGGTGCAAAGTGATCTTTGTAGACATACTCTTTGTCATTAACCATCTTAACATAGTATGGTAAACCTTGACCTCTCTCTTCGTGGTAATCTATTATATTAATGCTTCTACCTAACTGCTGATAGAATATTATACTACTGTGGTCGGAGACCCCAAGATCCCATGCGGTAGATACTGGTAAAGAAGGATCGTAGGGAACTCTTGTAAGCTGTTTATCATCATCTAGTTTTGCAATCACATCTCCATATACTGCTCCTTCAATGTTGGCTATCCAATCACACTCAAACTCTTGCATATACTTCTTCTCACCCATAACTTCTTTTGCCTTGACCAACTCATCATTGTCTACGATCTTGGTATCTGATGCTTTAGCTTTGTAGTTAAACCAATCTTCCGCACCTTGTGCGTGTTGGTACAACTCATAGAAGTTGTTGTTCATTCCCATTGGTGTGCCAATAAAGACACAGTAGCCTTTACGATCTGATAATGCTGGTCTAATTATTTCTGGAAACAACTTACTGTTTACGTTTGCGTACTCATCAATGACACATCCATCAAGGTATATACCTCTTAACCCATCTGGGGATTCCGAGCCTAGCAAGGTGATTCTTGCACCATTAGGTAGGTCTACACGTAGTTCTGTTTCGTTAAACTTGGTGTGGGGTATCTTGGCAGTAAACTGTTTCATGTAATCCCATGCAATAGACTTTGCTTGTTTAAAGGTGGGTGCAATGTAGGCAAACCTAGGGTTCTTTAGTTTGGACAGTAATGCTGACCTAATTAGGTGATTGATCATACATACTGTTTTGCCGAATCTTCTATGACATACTAATACATTCCATCTGTGTTTATCTATTTGTTTGTGTAAGTGAGCTTGATGCTTTCTTGGTGTGTAAGGTATTTTAATATCCATGTTTAGTGTATCATATCGGATTTTGTACCAGATACAGGGTGGTAATCAAAACCCATATTGAGCATAGCATAGCTGATAAATAGATCGGCTGCTAGTTTGTTAGGAAAGCCATAAAACTTTAATATAACATTGTTTGTGCCTTCTTCTATGTAAGCAACTGAATCTAAATCGTCTGCACTAAAGTAATCCATATACTATATCTAGTGTATTTTAAAAAAAATAAAACAGAAAAGATGTATGTGTATAAAGGGGTGGATGGCTGTAAGGGTGTTCTCAAGTCCGGTGTATATATAGAAAGAAAACTGCG